ACACCAGGACTTACTTGAAATGGCATTGGTTTCTCCTTATAATAAACAATTTTCAGTATCTAGTATGATTATTTATAAAAACCTAGTTTAGAAGAAACCTTTCAAAGGCATTATCACTTAAAAGCTTAGGTGTTAGATCATCGGGATGACCATCATCAATAAATCCAAATGGGGTAAAAGCATCTTCGTGCTCCTCCATCAGGCGTTGTCTAATATCAGTGTTTGATACGTCCTTAAAATAGTTCTGTTGAATCATCCAGGCAAAAAGTACCAAACACATTACCAAATCATCATGATAACCTTCTTCTGCGTTATACGAACTTCCGTCAACAACATATGTAGACAGTTCGTGTATTATATCATAATCGTTTAGTATTATCTTGTTTTCTTCTATTATAGATTTAATATTTGCACAGCCAATTCTTTTAGTAATAGACGTGGTTTTTATACCCAACCTTGATTTTCCAGGGTGGCTACCAACCACGGTACCTTTTCTACCAGTCTGGCTAGTCATTATTACGTTTTCATATTCTAAATCTTGATGTAAAATGTTTACAACTTGTGATCCTAAATTTACTTCCACTAAAACAGCTGCATTATTATAATATCTACCAACATTATGTATTAATGTAGGAAACAAAAGTTGTGATATATTTGGATCCTTAAAAACAGCAACTATCTCATAGGGAACCTTAGAACAATCCACAACAACAAAGGAAGAAGAGTCTAGTCCAAGACCTTCCGAAACGTCTACTGTTAGAGCATATACGTGGTCTTTCTGAGGTTCCTTATAAACCTTGACCCCTCCAGAAATTTCTTTTGGTCTTATAAATGTCAGTTTACTCAAAACAGAAGGATGAATTAAAGTATTTGTGGATCCTAAGAACTCACACTCAAACTCCTGTCTAAACTGATCAACAGAAGTATTTCTGATTGTTTCTTCTTTCCACTTTTCATCTCGACCAGGAACAGCAGACCAATGAACGTCTACACGAGCATAATTATTTCTACCTTCTTCTGAATCTACCCAAATCTTATAGAATAGATTCATACCATTGGGTGTAGATGTGATAAGTAATTTAGAGGTGTTACCAGAAGAAATTGTTGGGAAAACTGAAGCAAAGAAGGCATCTTGAACATTACGAGGAACGAATGCAAACTCATCAAGATAAACAAGATTATAAGACTGACCACGAACTGCTGAAGATGATGTTGAAGAAGCTAGAATCTTGGAACCATTTTCAAGTTCTATGTTTCCTTTGTTCCATTCTACTATTCCTTGCTGTAACCATTTGGGCAACCATTCATATGCAAGCTGTATACGTGATAGAATTTCTCTTGCCTGGCGTTCTTTGTTAGCCAGAACAGCAATGTTATAGTTTTCATTAAACAATACTTTATGAAGTAGATAACCTACAACACCTGTGGTTTTGCCAACCTGACGAGGCATCTTACAGATTGTAAATCTATTGTCATCAAATGTTTTGAACATCTGTTTTTGATATTCAAAAGGTCTGAAAGGTATTAAACCTCTATCAACAGAAACAATCTTTACGTAATTTTCACAAAAATAGTCGACGTCCTCAGCACATTTAATATATTCAGCAATCTGCTCTTTAGTATATTGTAGCTTGACGTCTTTATTCTTAAGGTTTTTATTACCTAAGTAGATATCATTCATTTGACTTATCTTTGATCATTTTAAGCAATTCTGCCGATGATCCCACAAATAAATTATTATTAGTTATGTTTTTTTCTGGAGTGTCTTCTTGTTTCTCCAGTTCTTTCTTTTGCTTGGCTAGACTTAGTAGGTCTTTATTTGTCTCTGCCATTGTTTTGATAAGATTAGCAACTACTTCAAAAGCTCTGGCTGATTCAGATTGCTTAGCAATATCAACAATGTGTTCTAAGGCATCCTGACCTTTTTCAATTATGTTATACAGATTGGTTCTGGCATATTCATAATCGTTATTCTTCTCTGCTTTGATTGCAGGAAGCACAGCTGTGATAGGCTTGTTAAAATTTTCAAGAGGTTCAATACCTAATGACTGAGATATCATATCTTTTTTAGCCATTGTTTTTATCTTCAATTGTTACAATGAATCCATAATTATCATCTTCCTCAATCTGAGAGAAGGCTACTGAGAGATCGGCATTGGAAGTAGGCTCACCATCAACAGTTAAACCTGGTCTTACTGTTGTAGTTACAAGTTCAGAATTGGCTGTCAAATCCTGGAATATCTTAACATTAACAAGTTTAATAACCTTACTTTCTGTGACAGGTCCATAGAAGTAACCTTTCATAGTAAAATTAAGTGTAAAAGTTAACACTTTTCTTGCCATGAAGTTATCTTCATACTGGTCTTCAATCTCAACTTCATTTAAAATAAGAGGAATATCAGTAACATTATCAAATTCTGTACCAAGAAGCTTGGCAGATACAGTCCATTCAGGTGTAAAATAAGGAAGAATCTGTTCTACTATTCTAAGTCCATCTTCCATTGTTTTAGATAGAATTTGTAATTTGAATCCAATATCATAGGGTACGGGATTATGAACTTTACTATAAACATTAACCCCACTAACGTCTTTTCTTGACATCACCTTGTTTATGGTCTGTAGTTTTCTATCTCTGGCATATTCTAAACTAGTGATAGAAAAAGCCATTCTAGGAAGCTTGATAGAGGTTTGAGCAATACCTGTTGGATTGTCTTGAATACGAGCCAAGAATTTTTCACGAGGTCCATAGGCAATAGGAACTTTAAAATTTTGTTCTAAAACACCTGCATCATTTCTTCTTTCTATTTTTATATTATTAAATAGAGTTCCAAAAATAATGACATATTTTTTAAATAAGGTATTGTAAAAAGAAAGGCCACCTATCATACTTTACCCCCAAACTCACTAAACGGATCTTTGGTGGTAAAATCAAGGAAATCTAGACCCTGTGTTTCAAAAAGATTATTTTGAGATGCTGTATCTAGCTTATCTATATCATAATCTTCAGTAATGATTGGATCACCATTTTGATCTGTAACTACTGTACCGGTCTCTGTTGTCATATAATAAGGTTCGGTAGTAGTTAAGAATGCATTGTAAGTGCTGTCAATTTCATCAACACCAGTATTGAATACTTCATTAGAATATTCAAAGAGTTCACAAGTAAGATCATAAAATTGAAGAGCACCCATCTGATAGAAAACAGGTTTCTTGTTAACAAACTTAATAGCATAAAGAGCTTTGGTAAATGGAAAATAAACAAGATCTCCTTCAAGAGGTCTATCTCTATTGAGAATAGCTCCAACCTCTGAATCATAGACTCTCATTGCCACAGAGAATGTGATCTGTTCTCGAACTTCAACACCAAATGCTGATAAGAATTCACCCTCACCATCAAATCCATCAACATTGCGAACATACATTTCCACAGGTATAGCATTACCATATTCAGTAAAGTTTTGTTCTCTAAATGTATTATTATAATTTACTATTTTTCTAGGTACATAGTAATTATCAACACCATGAATCTTAATAGATTCAATTACCAAATCTTCAATTAGTCTTTGTTCGCCCGATGATGCAAAATTGTTAAAGAATAGTGAGGTTGCCATTTATTATCCAATCATATCAGTAACAGGGAGACTATAGCTACTGATCATTTCTTGTTCGTATTTTTCTATCTCATCATGTGCATCATTATAGATTTTTTCACCATTAAATTGCAGACCACCAGGTAATTGCATACCAATAAACTTAGTAAGATTGGTACCCCATTGTTTTTTGATAAGAGCTGTTGCATATCTTTGTAACCAACGATCATTCCAAACGTCCTGGAAATCAGTTGGATCAACAACTTGATATGCCTCAACAACTAAAAATTGACCTACAACAATTTTATCCCAGTTAACATCAACATAAAGTTTATTTGTATTTCTATTATAACGGATTGGCTGTTGTCCCACTAGAAGCTGTTCTAACAATTGTAAATGTTGAAAAGCCATGTAGTAGGGTACCATTGACTGATAGGTCAGTGTATAAAGATCATTGAGTGCAATCTGATATCTGATATTAAAGATATTGTTAGTTGCAATATAATCACCTATTGCAAATATATTAACAGCACCTATAATATTCTGAGGGAGAGTTATATACTTGTTAGTGATGTCTTCTTCAGTAAATTCATGTTTATAATAGATTTTTTCTGAACCATCAAAATGATAATCCCAGTAGTACTTCAAAGCTTCATCAATGCGATCTTCTACCTGATCATCATCAACGTTAATTTCAATTACTGGCTTGCCTAATTTTCTAAGGCAATATTCTTTAAATTCAGTACGAGATGTTATTGTTGCCATTTAAATACCCTTTTTAGATATTTATAAATTACGCTGATGGGCCAGTTCTAGTGCCTGTTGCAATCCAATAAACAAAAGAAGTGCCTTGTAAATATTTACCTGCTGCACCACCCGCACCCGACGCATTTGACCCTGCTACCCCTGGTCCACCACCAGCACCACCATTTCCGACTGCGTTTCCCCCGGCGGTTAGCTGACCATTTGTCGCACCTGTACCTACTACCCGACCTGCTCCTCCACTACCTGAAGAACCAGTATTGTATCCAGTTTGAGTCCCTTGCCAAGTCCAATAATTATAGGCACCAGCAGCGCCCCCGCCACCGCCACCACCACCACCTTGGATAACACCGGCATTGTTTATTGAAGTTGGATATCCAACTTGTAGTGCATTACCACCAGCACCTCCAGCCGGGGCGGCCCCTGACCCTGTACCCCCGCTTCCACCATTACCACCAGCTCCAGATATTGTTCCATTATTGTTTATAATTACGGTATCATTTCCAGTAAATCCTGATACAGTCATTGCAGGGTTGGCTGTACTTGCACTTCCCACAACAACACCACTATTAACTGTTACATTTATAGTAGATTGTCCGGCTTTATATCCGTTTGATTGAGCTGCGGTCAATACATTGTAATTATTAGTATCAGCTCCAATTAATAAATTAATTATTTTATTACCACCAAAAGATAATAAAAAATTATAGATAGACATTAGGAAAGGCCATTACCTGCAATTACCGCAGAGCTAGCAGTAATAAAAGCAATTGTACATAATCCAGTTAACCCAAGTGTTCTATTGCCTGAGGTAGCTGTGGATTGTCCAGCCCAATACATGGTAAGACCAGTACCCTGTGTGATAGTCATTGCTGCAGATGTTGAGCTGTTATGAATTGTTACTGTATCGCCAGGACTAAAAATTGAATTGGGAATAGTCAATGTTCCCCCGGCTCTGTAAATAAATTTTCCAGCATCATCAGCTTTTAAGGTATATCCTGTGGCAGGACTTGAAGGAGGTACACTTCTTAGGTTTCCTAATTTATCAGAAACAATACCTCCAGTTGAGGTTATATCACTTGCCACTGATACAGTACCAGTACCTATGACGGAAATACCACCACCGCGTGTTATTCTTATATCAGCACCACTAACATTTAATTGTGTGTAAAAATATGAAGGACTTGTATTAACTTCAAAAATCGCATTTGCTGTTAACCTTGCATTGTGTATATGTTCGCCCGTCAAATATAAATCACCTGGTTGGCCTGTAAATACAAAATAACCACATGTATTCACTGCCTCTGCAAGAGATGCATTGAGGTCTAAAGCAGTTAATACTTCACCTTGTGTATATGTCTTTCCCATTAATTATCCCATTATCATTGTGTTGTCGGTTGGAACAGCGGGACCACCAAGAACTAGAGGTCCTCCTAATTTACCTGCACCTGATGGTGATTCAAGAGGTGCATTTGATACTGTACTACCAGGTATTATTACTGCGCCACACCCAGCAACGCTACCTGCCACAGCAGTTATTTTACCTTCAGTTTTAAAATTACCTGATCCATTAACAATAGGTGTTACACCATGACCAGGAATAGGACAGGAATGAAAATCTCCTACCCTAGCTGTTAATGCACCTTCAGTTTTAGTAACAGCAGCACATGTTATAATTGATCCACCATGTGAGCTGCTGTCACCAAGTCTAGCAATTAATGCCATTAGGCACCTAGAATTTGTTTAAACTCTTCAGTATGTTTCTGACGATCTTCTAGACCAATAGTACCACCATTGATTCTCTTAGTAACAGCAACAACATCATCGCTGTCAGCAAGAGTATTAAGACCGTTCTTGTTCCAGAACCATGCTGCTGATTCACAAGCCCCTTCTGGGGTTTCAAGATACTCAGCACACTCTTCAACAGATACACCCATATCAGCTGCCATGGCAGAATAGTTATTCTTACCTGTGAGCTGAATTAAACCACGACCACGATAACGGAATCCATCGCCTGTTGATTCATCACCATTACCCATTCTTCCACCATAAACGCGATTAGCAATTTTCTCTGGTTGACGTGCATAGTCATTAGGATCTACATCTTTGAAATACTTAGGAAATACTTTGGCAAGACTATCTGCAGAATAGTTAAGGTTTTCTACTACTGCACGAAATCCACCTGATTCATGAGCAGTCTGTGCAAGAAAATGTGAAAGACGTAAGGGTGTATTCAATCCATATTTTTCTGCAAACATATCTAAACTTGCTACTAAAGCTGCAATAAGATCTCCGTCTGCGCTTGGATAACCGTGTTTAATTTGTTCTTCTGTAATCATAATTAACTCCTTAAGAAATAGTATTATTGTACATAATAAATGCTAATTGAACTGTGGGTGGTGTATAAGAATATGATTGGCCTGCTAATATATTTAATGTATTAGCTGCGTCTGATGGATTTAGTAAAACAGTATTAGATGTCAATTGTGTATGAACATGATCTAATACATCTTCAGTTGTGTGACTTCCAATATCAACAGCAGCACCCACTCCTGTTTCTTGTCCTGTTAAAGGACCAAGATGTGAATGATTCCCATTTGCCGCCATGGAAATAGATGTGATTACCATTGAATTTGAAGTATTAAAAACAACATTATGATATGTGTTTGATGTATCAAAATTGGCGTAGATGTAATATCCTCTTAAATCTGGAGTATCATTATTACCATCACAAAAACACCAACCTATTGGTAGTCCCTTAGAATTAGCACTGAGACCTTCATATGAAGTGCCCTTACCAATTGAATATGCTATAATTATTCCATTAGCAATTGGTGTTTGATCTTGGGTAGTTACCCAAGCCTTGAGAATTTTAGATCTTAATGCAACATTTGCATTGTATGTAACCTGATGTGAATGTGCTCCTGCTTCTTTTACAGCATAAGCAGTTTGTCCAGTTTTATCAGATTTATAAGTTCTGGTTGCAGGGGATATATTATGATTATGTGGTAGTACAGTATTTGTTGGTATTGTAAAATTAATTTTACTAGCAAGTTCTCCAACTACACCTGGATTACCATCTTTAGCAATAATTGGTAATACTTTACCACTAGCTGATTGAATTAAGTTATGAGTTGTATCATTTCTAGTATAACCAGAAATAAAATTAAAACTATGACCTGATTCAGTTTTACCTTTTGTTAAAGCAATTCTTTTACCACCTAGAGTAGTTGAAAGTGCAATTGTTGTACTATTTGCAAAATTTACATAATAGAAACTACTATTTGAAAGACCAGTTATTGCAGTATTTCCTGCAGATACAATATATTGTACCTGATCATTTGCTCTTAAACTATCTGCTGTTGATAATTTAATTGTATTATTAGCTGTAGTCAAGGTGTTACCCGTTACAGCACTATTAGCATTGAAAGATGTTGTTGTGGTTACAAGATTTCCAAATACAATTACATCTCTTGGTAAAAATGTTAGTTTAGTATCATTGTAACCTGTGTATTTTGTTGTTAAACGAGGATCACGAAGAATAGGATCTACAGCAATAGATCTTATACCACCAATAGAACCTCCGATTGAAACAACACCAGAGTCTGATATTTGTTGAATACCATAGGGAACAGATCTTACAGCTGTTGCAATGTTATTAACAAAATGACTATGAATATAAGAATTACTTTGATCTATGTAATAATATACTGTAGATTGTTTATCACCCGTATTGTACCCCAGAGCCTTGTAAATTACAGTTCTTCCTAGTGTTTTAGGATTATGGGAATTTGTACTATAGGCTGTCACAGCTGTATTGGGAAGAGAAGTTGTAGCTTCTAAACAAAGTCCAGTATTTGATTTCCAATAATTGTCTGTTGAAATACAAGAGATAACTGGGTGACAAGAAATTTTACTTAATGTATTATCTAATCTATAAAATTGTGCTACAGGATAATAAATTTCTGAATATTGTCTATAGTATTCATAGTTTAATGTACCCGATGATGTGTTTGTAAAATTTGTTTCTTTACCATAATAGAAAAGTACAGAATACAAGGGAATATAAGGGTCTTTACCCTTTGGGGCATTAGATTCACCATCAGTGCGGATTAATCCAACTTTAGATAAAGGCATGGTTTAATCCTTTATACTGTTGGAAATCCCTTGGCAGACATCAGTCCATACCAAGAAAGCCCACCATCAGTTGTCATGAATGTTACAAAATCAGTGTAGTTTGGTGTTGTTGAAAGTGTAGGACCATCAGGTGCATATATACCTTCTCCTGCAGGCCAATATATTGCATCATTAAGAGACCAATCAACAGTTCTGCCGCCATACGAATCTTGTTTTAAAATAAGGGTGAAGCTAAATGATTTACCAGATGCCACTCCTGTTGTTCCTAAAAAGATAGGAACAATAGCTTTATCTAGTAAAATAGTGATTATGTTACCATCGATCGGATCAACTGTTACTTGTGTGACTGGACCAGTTATAACTGTATTTGCAGAACCAATATCATTAATAGCTTCACTGTAATTTTTAATTACAGGGCTTATAATTGTGTTGCCGGCAAAATTAATTGCAGTGCTTACTGTATTTGTGATGTAAACATTAGAATCAAATACAATACCAGTTGCGGCCGCATTAACTCTTAAGAAATAATTGGCTTTACCAGAATATGATTGAGGTACATCAGTTAGATCAATAAAGGCAAGAGTACCTGTTGCTCCTGTTGATCCCTGATAACCCGTGCTACCGCTTGAACCTCTGTAACCAACAGAACCAAGGTATCCAACAGGACCTATACTTCCTACAGATCCTTGATAACCCTCAGAACCACGATATCCCGATGGTCCCAAATTACCAACAGAACCTGTATAGCCAACTGATCCTAGATAACCTGTATCCCCTAATGAGCCTTGGAATCCAGCTGCACCTATTGGACCATCCGGACCAACTGAACCAAGGAATCCTGCAGATCCTTGATAACCTTCTGATCCTCTGTATCCAGATGGACCAACACTTCCTGTATATCCAGTTAATTCAGAAAGAGGGATGCCTAAGATATCTAAAACAACATTGTTAGACCAATAGGCACCATTAGATCCAACTAAAATTACTGAACCAACGTCCGCCTGTCCGCCAGTAGAATTTGCTGTATCAATTTGGGAAACATATATTTTGGTGGCCATTTTTTATCCTAATAAACTAGTTTTTCTAGTATATTTATGATAATCTAATTCATTGATTTTATGGTTTATTGAGTAGAGAAAGAATCTGATCTATTTTACTATTGTCTACTAAAGTGAGGTCGTTCCTAAGATCATTAACCATATTAAATACAAAAGTTCTCCAGAATGTTTTCTGTTCTTCTGTAATATGAGAAGGCCATTCTGTCACAAAAGCAGAAGGAACATTACCATCATTTGGCATATCTCTCCAATATGGCCAAGATGTACATTGCATTGCATATTTTTCTATAAGTTCGTCCATTTTGTTTCTCACAGATTTTCAAAAGCTGATGTTTTTGGCGTAAAGTTTCCAGTATATCTTGCATATTTTGTAACACGAAGATCATCAATATAGCCATTAAAGTAATAAAAATCTGGAGCTGATGTACCAGTACTGATTGCACCCACTAATTGTAATGGATTAGTTGCATATGTACTTGTACCAGTACCAGCAGCTGTACCATCTATATAAATTGTTATTGTAGATCCTGATCTTACAAAAGCAACATGAGTCCAAGTATTTGCTATAATATTAGAAGTTGCCCTCACAACATTGGAGTTGGAAGCTCCTGGATAGCTAAATGTTCCTAGGATAGAATATAATGTACTAACACCAGAATCTGTTAAATAAAATGCTATTATTTTTGTACTGCTTGTGTTGTGCCACACTGACGGTGCAAGAGAAGATGTTGGTGTGTATACCCAACACTCAATTGTAAAATCACAACTTGCAGGTATAGTTATACTTTGAGTGTTGGGTAATATAAGACAACTGGCGCCAGCATTTCCACCAAAAGACATACTACTTCCACCAAATTTACTTTGTGTGGTTGATATTGCAGCAGAAGACCCAAATGTGGTAATGGTATTCTTTGCAGTCTGGTCGTAGATACCTGCATTTGTAGCATTTAAAAGTAAAGATGTGTTAGTAATTGCAGTAAGGGGAGCTGTAGGAACAGTAATAGTAGTTTGAGCTGGATCATAGACTGCGGTACCATTGACTACTCTTAAATTTGAAATATAACCATTCCAATAACCAGTACCAACAGTACTTCTGCCTATGTTTTGAGTTCCTGCAGATGCATAGCTAACACTAGATGTTGCCGTAGCAACTCTTGATCCGTTGACAAACAAAGCCATACTCGTGCCAGATCTAACGTAAGCAAAATGATTCCAAGAGTTAATAGTTAAATTAGAATAAGCATAATCAAGCTGAAAATCTGTACCGAAACGACCTAATCTTAATGTACCGTTTGCAGTGCTGACCCATACTTGCATACCACCTGATATACCATTATCAATAATAAATTGATCTCCTGTAGACCAGGCATTGTTTTTATATGCCCAAAATTCTACAGTAAAATCACTAGTGCCTATAGCTAGTGCACTGGTTGTACCAGAAAGATAATCACTACTACCATTAAAGTAAATACTACCTCCAACAGATGATGTTGAGTATGCTGCAGAAGGTGCAAATGGAGAAAATGGTTGAACTGATGGTGTGCCTGCAGGTGTTAGTGTATATGCATTAGTACTATTATCGTTAAATCTATTATCCTGACAAGTAAGTAATTGTGTGCTTGCATCTGCAGTAAGTTTTGTTGTTGGTGGTGTAAAATTACCGGTATATAAACAAGTACCAGAGATTTTTAAATTAGATATATAACCTAGCCAAGGATAAACTGTGGGTGAAGTAGCAGCACCACTTATTCTAGGCGATCCTTGGTATATACTTGAAGTATAATTAGTAGAAGTAGCATCTACACTACCATTTAAAAAAATACGTAATGTGTCTGATGAATCTCTGGTAACCGCAACATGATTCCATTGATTCAATGGAACTACTGTAGCACCATACACGTTACCAGCAGTACCATGACCAAAGTAAAGCTTATAACCTGAACTATTATCAATACCGAATATTATTCTATTACCGTTAGAGCTTAGGTATTGAGAATATAAATGCTGTCCACCTGATGTAGATGTAAATACCCATGCCTCTAAAGTAAATTGACCAGTAGCAGGAATAGGATTACCACTACTAATTGATAGATAATCACTAGTACTACTAAAATAATTAGACCACCCAGTTTGACTAAAAGGACTGAGTGTTCCTTGGTGAGGTTTACCATTGGTAGTTAATGTATAGGCATTTGTTGAACTATCAACAAATGTGGTATTATTGGCTCCATTTGAACCATCTGCGTGAAGTAATAAAGATGTTAAATTGAAGTAAGAATCTGGTGGTATAGCTGGAGTGATTGCAGGCCAAGTCCCTGCTTTTTGTTTTTGCATGTGTGCGGGCAACCCCCACAACCCTGAAGCAGAAGAAGAGCTTGTTGTTCTTTCGGTGGCATTTATGATATTACCAGGGTAGGAAATTGCCATGTGTTAACCAATTATTTCATAGGAACATACTGCCTGAAGATTGTTTGCACTGGCAATAACATTTAGTACATCACCTTCTTCTAAGTATATGTTTGCATCTTTAGATATTGCTATTAATGCGGCATTTGCAGGAACAGATATATTTGACGCAACTTTATAGACTATAGAAGATCTTAATACACCAGCAGTGATACCAATATTATTTGCTGTATCTGTATTTGTTACCACAAGGCTGTTTATCTTTACTAATTGATTACTACCAGATGCATTAGATACAACGTTAGATGATGAAAGATTACTAACGTTTGCTACTGCGGTTTTTCCTGTAACTGTTGTAATTCCCAATAAATTAGGAGCTGTCATATTATCCTCTTCCTAGAATTATACTATATGTGTAGAGAGAAGCTGCTGATGTAGTTGATGTTGCTGTTGACCAATATACAGCGGTACCATTTGATGTTAATACTTGTCCAGTTGATCCTGGGCTTCCGTTAGCCACAAGAGCAGATGAACTAGATAGAATGACATTAGCAGAGAAGGTAACAGAATTGCTAAACGCTGCTGTTGTATCTACTAAATCCGGTCTTACTCTTGTTAATGCCATTTTATTCTCTTATTAGAAAGCTGTTGCTTCATCCCATTCAACTGTTACAACAATAACACCAGTACCTGAACCAGTTGTACCACCGATGAAGGCAACATCATTTTTGATTCTGAAACCTTCACTACCTGCAAGTACTAGTGGGTAACTTGATAAGTTAATACCGTAATCCATTCCACTATAAGGAGGAACAAATGGTTGAAAGAAGTCTCTTAACCCACCACCACTCAAACCGTTATTGGGAAATGGTAGACCGTTAGAACCAGCTGAACCAATAAATCCGTAATGAGGGAGAACAGTTACAACACCGGCTGGACCACCTAATATAACCTGTGCATACGGTGTAGCATCTTCTGATGTTGCAGAATCACCTGTAATACCAGCACCAGATGCATAGATAACCGCTGATGCGGCTGATGTGCCCATAGATGTTCTTTTCTTATTAACCAAGGCGGTTGATTGGCCTGCGCCATATCCGGTACCACCAGTTGTACCTTGTGTAAATGATGTAGGTACACGGTAGAGTGAAAATGATGGTCTTGAAGTGGTAGTAAACCCTGTTGCAGTATGTTGTATACCAATTTGCACAGATCTGATCATACAGAGACCGCTACCTGTGTTTTTAAAAGTATACAATACACCGTTTGCGGATGTGATACCTGACCATGTTATAGAGCTAGTAACTAAAGAAGCTCTATATGATCCTGTCATTTCAATAGGACGAAGACCCGACCTCATGGCTGCAGGTGTTCTGTCAACAACCACAAGATCATTTGTTACGTTAGACTGAATATAACCCATCTTGTTATTTCCTTTTCAATTTGAGCTAATATCAGTATGCTGCTGCTTCTTCCCATTCAACTGTGACAACTAAGTTGCCTGAACCAGTTGCAGCAAATGCAGTATCGTTCTTAATACGGAAACCTTCGTTCTGAGCAAGTACTAGTGGGTATGCAGAAGCATTGTATGGACCAATAAAGTCACGGAGACCATCAACCGGGGTAGTTGTAATTGCTGCAGGTAAGTTAAGAAGAATATGACCATATGCTACTGAGTCTTCAGCACCTACTGTATCACCGGTGATTACAGTTGTTGTGCCAATCACTGCAGAAGCGTTTGGTGTTGCAAGTGATGTTCTCTTTTTATTTACTGAGAATACAGTCTGTGTACCGTTAGTTGTACCTTGTGTGAAAGATGAACGAACAACATAAAGACCAAGACGCATTGAACCTTGTGTATATGCAGTTGTTACCTGTTCACCAACTTGAACAGAACGAACAATGCAAAGACCAGTACCTGTATACTTAAATGTATAAAGAACACCAGCTGCAGTAGAAGCAGCAATGGTACCAGAAACAAGTGATGCACGATATGAACCTGTCAATTCGTTTGGACGAAGTGTTACACGTGCGGCACTAAATGTAGGATCAACTGTCATAGTTGCGGTTGATGCACCTGATTGTAGAACAGCCATTTTATTTTCTCCTTATTATGATAGAATGTAATTAAAGAATCGGGTATTAGAAACTGGACCGGGCGTTGCTTCAATATAATAAGAAATAACACCGTTTGAGGAAACATATGCAGCACAATTAAAGCTATCAAACTCTAACTCATCACCATAATATGATGATGTAGATGAACCGTTAGAAGAAGCAGCTGATGAATACATAGAGACTGCTGTTACGTAAGTACTGTTTGCAATTGCTTTAGAATCTGAAATTGTTCCTGATGTTGTATAAACAGCATTAGGACCAAAATCAATACGAACAGCTCTTTGACCTTTTTGTAATGCAAAACCGCCAACAGTAGTACCATCGTGAACATGTACCACATCTGTATCAGTGTTAACAACAACTTCACCTTCAGCACCTGTGAAGGTTTGCATTGTTGCTGTGTTGCCTCTTCTAAGTTGAAGCACTGTAGCCATTAATTGCTCCTCAAATATTTAAATCTATTGTAGCAGTACCGTTAAAGGGAGTAGATGAACAATCATATGTATAAGCATATTTTGATTCACTACCTAATGTATTTGTAAAATCTGGAGAAAGTGATCCTAGATCACCAGAAGGAAAAGATAAAGCAGTAGCACCGACTGGGAACCACCCACCACCAGCAGTACTAGAAATATAAGTTTCAAAGATGCCAAGTGTGGAATTGTAGCGAAATTGTCCGGCTGAATATGTTGCCACACGATCAGTAGATGTTCCTACTGCAGTAACAAATGAATTTCCAACAACTTGTAGGCCATTTTTGACCCTAAAATCTGCTTGCGTAGCCATCTTTCCCTTTCCAGATTGCTAACTATATTTATAAGCTATTTATATTATCTATCTTCAAACTTGCGTGCTGGTGGTGTAAAGTTTGAAGTGTAACGTGCCACTTTAGAAATACGAACATCATCAAGATAGGCATTCATATAAGAATTATTATACGCACCAATAGTTAAGAATGTACCAGCTTGAATTGATGGAGTACCGCTTATAGCTGTAGGGCCTAAAACCAAAGTACCATTATAATAAAGTGAAACACCCGATGAAGTTTTAACTGCAGCTATGTGACTCCAAGTGTTTAAGGGTATTGTTGTAGAAGACGTCAGGCTTACTGCTGCACCATTATAATAATAAAACTTTAAAAGGCCAGCTGTAGTCATTCCAAAGGACCAATCATTGGTTGAACCATTATATACCATACCACCTATAGTGACTAGTTGGTTATCTAGACCAACCGACATTCCTGTGTAACTAAGTGGATAAATCCACATCTCTACAGTAAAGTCTGATAAGTGAAATGCATGAATAGCTGAATTGTATGGAGCAACTATTGCGCTTGTAGATCCGTCAAAATACATACTTGTTCCACCAAATTTACTTTGAGTGGAACTTAGTGATGTTCCAACAGTTGCTATATTATTTTTACCTGTATTATCAATAATACCAGCATCAATTGCTTTTAAAAGTAATGATGTATTAGAAGTAGCAGTGACCGGTGTAGATGGAGGTGTGAACGAACTTGTGTATAAAGCTTCTCCCTTCAATATTCTGATATCTGAAATATATCCTGAATATTTCATAGAAGCATCATATTGACGGGCCCCTACATATAACCCCAGAGGGTAAGTATTTGATACCCACATTACACTTGATGTATTTTGTAATAAACCGTTTAAAAATAAACGTGTATTAGTACCATCAAAAGTTGTTGCTACGTGATACCACTGGTTGTTGGATAATGGGGAAATAGAACTTATAGATTGAGTACTCGGACCCCTATCAGTATAATAAACTAGTAAATTAGAAGATTCAATTCTAAATGTATAGTCATAAGCTGAAATACCGTTTTTATTTACTAAATCTTGTTGAGTACCATTTATAAGTGTTGGATACATCCAATATTCAATAGTATAAGCAACATTAGAGGCAAAACTAAAATCTGTAGTTTCGGCTATTGTCAAATAATCTGTACTACCATTAAAATATATACTACCACTTGTTATATCTTCAGAATAACCCTTGTTTGATTGAGCAAATGGTGAGTATGGTTGTACAGAAGGATTACCATTAGTTGTTATAGAAACGTTACTTACTGTTGTATTTGCACCTATAAACCTATATGATTGACTTGTTGATAGTTGTGTATTAGCAACAACAGATAAAGGTTGTGTTGGTACCGTATATGTTGACGAGGTAATATCATATATGTTTGCATTATTCACATACCTGAAATTGCTGATGTATCCTCTAAAGTAGCCATCAGCAGTACCACCTATTTTAGTAAAAGCATTATATCCAGTAGAATCAGCTTGTGCAGCAGCCAAAGCTACACCATCAGCATACCCTCTTATATTTCCATTAGATTTAACTACCACAAAATGATGCCATTGGCCTGCAGCCAAACTAGATACACTACCCAGACTGAAACTAGTTGAACCCTGTGCAGCAAATCTTAAATTACCACTATTAAAGTAAACTACCAATGCACCTGCTGCACCATCTGTTATGTCAAAATTGGAACTCCAGGTATTGTTGTTATATAACCAGAATTCCATGGTAAAATTACCAGTGCTGGCAGCAGCGGGACTTACGGTTAGATAATCACTTGTACCATTAAAATAATTACTCCATCCATCAGCTGGCATATTATTTGGATACGGGGTAAATGCACCTGGTGCGGGTTTACCTACAGGTCTAACAGCAGGTCCACCTATAGAAATAGCAGGTGAACCTACAGTGGTGATAGGAAGGTTACTAGGACTATTATCTTTAAATATAGGCTGGCGTGTATTTGATATTGGATTTTGTGCAGTTAATATTTGTGTACCATCTACATATGTCAATTCAGATGTAGGAGGAGTGAAACTATTTCCAGAATACATAGCTTGGCCACCCACCAACCTCACATTTGAAATGTATCCATTAAAGAAGTTAAGGCCACCGGTAAGATCCCATCTTCTACCAATGTAAAATGTTGATTGTATGGGTAAAGTTATCCATGCACCTGTATATGTTGCTCCTGAAATGCTGCCATTTAAATACAATCGAGCAGTGGTTCCATCATAAACCAATGCTATGTGACTCCATTGATTTAGTGTAAGAGATGAACCTCCTGAACCTGGTCCTACTACGTTGGTACCATCAAAATAAGTGGCGTAGAGAGTAGAGCCGGCTGTTGTAGTTCCTGCGGAAGCACCATATATTGCAAAGGGAAATCCAACTCCAGTTGGACTAGATAAGATTGCTGTACCGTTTAGTTGTGTGAGAGGATAAACCCAACATTCTAAGGTGAACGGTGTTCTGGTTGTGGGTAATCCATAACTTGTTGCAAGGTTAAGGTTATCAGTAGTACCATTAAAATAATAACTTGAAGTACCTTTAAATGGTACAAATTTGTTTGATAAGTTATAATCCACAAACATGGTGTTATTAGCACCATTAAGGCCATCTCCATGTATCAACAGAGATGTGTTTTTAAAATTAGTATCCCTGGGTAAATTTAAAGAAGGTGCACCAGTAGATCTTGAAACAAACATTAGAAGTTTTGACCTGCAACAAACCCAAACCAGTTTGAACCATCACTAATAAATGATAGAATATCTCTTTTAATTGAAGATACTGTTATAACAGGTGCTGTGTTGTCAGCCCAAGTAACACCGTTCCAACCTACAGTGTAGTTACCGGAGCCAGTGTTAATAATCAATGTAAAACTTTTACCGGAGTTTGCAGTAGGCATATAAATTGTTGAGTTACTAGTTAAGGTTACTGAATGTAAAGATCCATTATTAAGATCTACTGTGTAACTGGTTCCTATTGCAGAATTAGTGTATGATTGTTCTTTGTAGTTATTAAATGTAGTATTTGCAATATACGTTGAGTTTATGTTAGCAACAGATATTGTATTAGAAAAAGTAACAGCATTAGCAAATGTTACGTTATTTGCAAATGTTACGTTACTATTATACGTTACTAAGTTATTAAATGCAATCGTATTACTAATTGCTATTGTACTATAGTTAAGTAATGTACTAAAAGAACTCCAACTTACATTAGTAGTGGAACCACCCGATATTAATATTTGACCAGCAGTTCCTAAATTACTATTTGCAGAAATATATGTTAGTGATGAATTACCAGTAACATTCAAACTAATTGTATTGGTTGATGTTGCAGTAGCAAAACCGTTTGCAATTGTGTTTGCAAAAGAAACATTCTTTGCTGATGTTGAAGTAACGATTGTACCAAGTGAAGCTAAATTTCTTGAATTAGACATTAAACACCTACCGCAACTCTATAAATCTTGACTGTATTATTTGAATTAGTTGGTGTACCTGTAACAAACAAACTTGATCCAGATATATAAGCGTCAAAAGACATCAGAGAATAGCTAGAATATAATGAGGCATACTCTGTGACAAACGCAGAGGTACCATTGTGTAAAACCATCAATTCACAAAAATGATATAGATTATTTGTTGTATCTGTTACCTGTATCATATACTTGGCTGATCTGTATGATGAAGTATTTAAAATATCTAATGATAATGTATTTGTTGAAGATGTTGTAACTTGACCAACGGTTTCAAAAGCAATTGATCCAATTGTAACTGAAGGAACAGATGCCATTGATACAGAAGGTGGTACAAACACAGTAGATGATTGTGTAACAATCTGTATATCATCACCGACATATAGTGCAGATGCAAATGTTATGGATGATCCATCAGTTGCAGTATAGTCTGTTGATGGTACTTGTAAGACACCGTTAACAAATACTTCAATTGCATTTGGAGTATATGAAAGAGTTACTGCATTATTATCTGAACCAGATACTACAGTTTGGCCCGCAATTGCAGTAAAATAGTATCTTGAATATGCAGTGGGAGCAGAGTAGATATTATAGGTTGACGGTGTTCTAACTTCAACTGCTACATTGTTTGCAATTGCTTCTGTAAAAGTAATTACAGTACCTGAAATAGAATATGCTGTTGTTGGTAATTGTCCGATACCGGAAACAAATACTATAGAATTATTAGTGGTTGTTGATACTGATAATGAGAACTGTGTGTTACTACCATTACCCGTAAAACTATCAGTGTAATAGTTTATTGAGGAATATAGTGATGTAGAAGTACCGCCAGAACCTGCCCAGGAGGTTCCGTTCCAAGTCCATGTCTTGTTATTAAATGTGTAAGTATCACCTACTAGGGGGGAACTTGGAAAATTGATATCAGCCATCCGAATCCTATATGTTTATTGGTATTTTATTTATGATGTGGCGCCTGAAACTAAGGTATTTGGAAAAAATCTACCATTACCCCATAAAATTCTAACTGCACCGTTAGCACCTGGTCCAGCTAAGCAGTCTGCTGTACTATTGTTTAAAGTACCTCCCCCACCTCCGCCTCCATAAGAACCTGGATTAGACAAGGGAGTAGATGCCGACCCACTACCGCCAACACCTTCAGTTCCACCAGAACCGCCTCCTCCTCCTCCGTTAGATCCAGCATAACCATTGGAACCTAATCCAAAGATACCTACTCCACCTCCAGGGATCCCAGCTCTACCATTTCCTGAAGTTGTTGTGGCAC